CATCAGTATATTTAAGGTTGATGCTATCGCAAAATCGCGCCATTGTAATCATTGAAAACTCATCAGTTTTCGATCCATTTACTGAATCGTCTCCGCAGGTCGCCAAATGAACAACTTCACGAAATGGCTTGGCATGTGGACTCAACTTAAACGTACCTTCCATCGCTGGTGCATACCACGCACACCGATGAACAAGACTATTACAGATACTATTGAGTATGAGTGTTACCCACGCGCCAGATTTCATCCAGCCATCCATCACGACAACGCAACCATTGTACGACACCAACATAGAGGCGATGTCATCAATCAAAACCCGCATTGCCGTAATATCTTGCTTTGAGTAACCCATTTTTGCGCCTAAACGCATGAGTACAACTGAACCAGCTCGAATCAATTGGGCTGATAAGCGGATATCCCATCCACTATAATCGCCCGCTCCAATACGGTCTAGTCCAAAAGCAACTAAGAAATTATACAGCTGTTCCCACTCATCAGTGGTATGATTTATTCCAGCTGCACACTCTGACAATAAAGGCACTGACATAATAAACGCTGCAATTGGACCAAAATACTTCTTTTGCAACAATATAGAAGCAAATGGCAACACCATAAAAGCTCGTGTCGCCTTCTTTGGAGTTCCATCCAAACCAGCCTCTCTAGGCTCTATTTTAAGCGCTGTCACAGCTAATGAATTAATTCTCTTGCCATTTCTAGCCAATTCATCAAGCCTATTGAATTCAGCCTCAAGTTCTGGTTTTGGATGGTACAACTTCTTACCGTCTTCCAAACGGTAGGTAATATCTACCAATTTGTCTTTTTTACCTTTGATTCCAAAACCACAAGACGTTTCTTCCTTAATATCATTTATGAATTTTGAATTATCGTCCCCATTAAGACACACGTCTAACCCTAAAGGCTCACGTTTTCCATAATTCAAACGCTCAAGTTCCAATTCCAAATCTACGGTATAATCATCAATGGCCTTCATGAGAAGATCGGGATGTATATCACGCATACAATCCATCTTTTTAGAGAATATTTCAGCATGATCCCTGTCTGCTCTGGGTTTCGGCAAACAATGTATGGTTTGATATCCCTCCTCTGCAAAATTTCCTTCATGGGTGTATACCGCAGGTCACTAAAACCTTTGGAACGCATCATTGCTGCTGTTCCCTTCAATGTACAACCATACGACGAAGGATCTTCGTAATGAAACATCACGTGGCGACGATCAGGAACATCATCCATCTCTATCATTGTCTCACCATACGGAGCCTTGTTCAATTCAATGTCATCAAACACAATTGGCCAATCAATTTCCTCTGACTGGCACTCGAAATCAACTTCAATTTGCTCAATCGCTTCCTTTCTGGCAAATGAAGCTGCTCCATTTCCATTTGAATCGCCTCCACAATGAAATCCCACAATTTTGGGGAATCCATCCATTGAAATCAAAGGAGACATACATTCTCCTTTCTCCGTTGGAACAACTGGATTGCGAATTTGAAATAGCAGACCTCGTTTAGGCAATACTCCAGATGATGACCGAATCGCACCAGGCTGAACGTGGACTTCACTGGTAAAAGGTTCCAAAGAACCCCTCTTTCGGCGCAACAAATACGCCATCCCTGCGTATTCCTCGTTCGAAAGATATTTGAGTAAATTTCTCATCGAGGGTCCACTAGACAACTGTAACATTACCTTATCATGCGGCGTTTCGTGGGTGTAAACACGTTCTACGAACGTCGAGAAAGTGTCATTATCTTTAGTGAATTTAACCTTCACTGTATTAGACCTATCAGCTCGAGCATTCCAACTATGAGCGGGAAATAATGCTACACGCGAACAGACAAAGAACGCCATCGCAGATGGAACTTCTCCCTCGATATGCATCTTCCACAAGTTTTTCTTACTACTTTCAACAAGCTGCAAAGGAGTAATAGTTCGTAATTCGTGCTTGGATTCAAATGGAACATAATTTCTCTGATCCCAATCTGACCGTTCTTTTGCTCTTTTCTCAATATCATCCATCGTTGAAGGCATCAAATTTCCTTGATCCTGTATTACCACTGTGGGCTCGATAGTCTCAGGAACACTCTGTGGTGGAACTTCCCGCACTATTTGATAAACACGGTTGGGCGTACCATACGCTCCCGTATAAGGAGCCGGTTCTACCCTGGTTTTCTTTTCCATCATTTGAAACGTCAACCGCAACATTGCAATAACACTCAGTGCCAAAGTCCCTCGAACTAGGAATGTTGGTGCCACTTGCTGATGAATACTGCTTAAGGTTAGACGTACAATATTATACCTCACAGCTTTGGCATATCCCAACACAGCAT